ATCAGTGGCGCTAAGGAAGGGAAAAAACCCACTATCAAGATTGTATTTGCATCTAAAGGTCTTTCTAATGGTGCTGGTGGTAAGAGAGAAGATCCTCATGAACTGATGACTGCATGTTTGATTCTTTCAAAAACGAAGGTTGATCTCAAAGGTATTGCTGCCAAGAAAGATGGACAAAGATATGAAGCATACAAAAAAATTGTAGATGACTTGGCAGCAATAGCACCTAAGATTGTTGGTGCTGCAGGATTAGGAGGATTTTATATTGACCCTAAGACTAAACAAGAACCTGACCTGATTAACTTAGCAAAGGCACTCTCTGTATCAAACTACATAATTCATTTGCTTGGTAACGCGACGATAGATGCAGTCTGGCAGACAGGAACGAAGTGGGCACAGGAGATTAAAAAATATGATGTCGGACCAAGTACGATTAAAAATTACAACTCTTCTGACATCATTGTAAAATTTACTACAAAGGGGAAGAGTGGTGCTACTCATTACTGGGGATTGTCACTTAAGAAAGCAGGTATTAGTGATCCAGAACCAACACTATTAAACAAACCTGCATTTGGTTCAAAGGGATTCATTCAGAAGAAAATGGATCCCTCTTCACTTAAGAAAGTTGAGGACGCTAAGAAGAAATTTTATGCTGGTGCTCTAAAAATTAAGACAGGAACAACAACTATCAAGAAAAAGAAGATTGATAGTATGCCAATTAAAGAACTATTGAAAGAAGCGAACAATCTATTCACTGAGACAAAAGAAAAGAGTGAGATGTTAACAGGAGGTGGTAAATATCAACCCAATAAGAACATCTACTTTGAAGAAATGCATAAGGCATTTATGAAGTTTGATAATAATAGAGACTTCTTTGAAGAGTTTCTAGATACTATCTTTAAAATTAAATTGCAAACATATCTGCAAGATGCTTCATTCCATTTTAGTTTAATCACTGGTCGTGGTGACTATAAGGATGGTAAAATTTTAGAAGTTACTGCACCTAGTGAGAAAGAAGGTAGAACTACTTCAGAAGTATTTCGTCAAATTTTTGGAGACTCTAATAATACTCAGTTCCGATTGATTCCCAATAGAACTAATACATCAGATATGAAAAAGATGGCATTTGAAGAAGGTGCAACAGCAGCAAAACTTTTTTATGAGATGGCAATCGGACCTAAGAATAGAGAGCATAGTATTGTGATGCTAGAGGTAAGATACAAGGGTGCATTAACATCAGAACCTCAGTTCCAGGTATTCATGAGTACAAAGAAGAATGGATTCTCGGAACTGTATAAAAAGTATGTTTCACAGAACACTATTGAACGCTGGTGACACCTGACAAACTGTCCCAAATCATGGCCGACTCGATCCTGATGTGCTATAATAACTGTATAGAGACAGAGGAACACTTGCCCAACAAGCACCTAGATCACCTGGAAGATCTGATCTTCGTAGGTCGTAAGGAAGCATTGAAAGCAGTTCGTACTGCTCTCAGCAAACCCAAACTCAGTGTCAAGTGGGACGGTGCTCCTGCTATCGTTTTCGGTACTAATCCTACTAATGGCAAGTTCTTCGTTGGAACCAAATCCGTTTTCAATAAGATCAAAGTCAAGATCTGTTATTCTCAGGAAGATATTGACCAGTATTACAAGGGCAACGTTGCGGACATTCTTCGTTTATGCCTTCATAATCTTCCTCGTGTCGGTGGAATATTCCAGGCTGACTTCATCGGAGTCGGAGGCGGCAGTGTGTATCGCCCTAATACTCTGGAGTATCGCTTTTCCACTCCGACTTCTAGGGATATTGTCCTTGCTGCACATACTTCTTATACCGAAGTTTCTCCGATTGCTATGGGGAGTGGCGGCGTCAATCTATTGTCTGCAATGGGTACTCAGTTTGTAGGTCTCGATGAGGCAAATGCAAAGGTTGGAAAGAATCCCAGATTCAATTGGATCAAGTTTCTATACATGTTAACTCAGTGTAAGATCCCTACTGTTTCTGCTCGTCCTCATATATACAAGCATATCAATAAGTTTATTCGCGCAGGATCTCTGCCCTCAGCAGAAGTTTTGTACAATACGTTACCTGATAAATATAAGTGTGAAGTTAATCAATGCACTTTTAAAGTGTGGTATATGATCTTCCTATTGAAACAGTCTTTACTTGAAAATATTGTTGTTAATGGTACTGTAAAATGTTTTCTGAATGGCAAACCTACTCAACACGAAGGGTTTGTTACTGTTTCAGATACACCTTACAAGATTGTAGATAGACTGACTTTTAGCAAAGCAAACTTCAACCTAGATAAAAATTGGACGAATGAAAAAATTTAGTGCTTTTCTAAACGAAGCAGAACGTTCCTTTGCATCAAAGAGTGCAGAACAATTAAAACTTAAGCATATTGGGTATGGTAGATATGCGGACCCGAGAGGGAACATTACCCATATGTCTCAAGATGGAAAACTAGTAAGAATTGATAAAGAAAATGATCCAGGACCACAGCAATCAGCAGGCGGAGAAGAAACTGCAGACGGCGAAGGTTCGGTCGATCAAGGTGAAATATGTATTACATTTGGAAGATTTAATCCACCAACTATTGGGCACGAGAAACTTCTAGACCGAGTATCTAGAGAGGCAAAAGCAAGTGGAGGAGAGTATAGAATATACCCCTCAAGGTCGCAGGATCCTAAAAAGAATCCCCTCGACCCTGGAACGAAAATTAAGTTTATGCGGTTGGCGTATCCCGATCACGCGAACGCGGTTGTTGATAATGACGACATGCGTACTATTTTTGATGTTCTCGCCGCACTCGATGCTGACGGGTATAGCAGCGTTAATTTGGTGGTGGGAGGTGACAGGGTTAGCGAGTTCAATTCGCTAGCAACTAAATACAATGGAAAATTATATAACTTTGATGATATTAAAGTTACCTCTGCAGGGGGTAGAGATCCTGATTCAGATGGTGTAGAAGGTATGTCTGCTTCCAAGATGCGTAAAGCAGCAATGGAAGGTGATGCAGATACTTTCGCTGAAGGTTTATCTAAGAATCTTTCTAAGAAGGATGTTGAAGCATTGTTCTTAACACTTCGACAGTCGATGAATGTACAGGAATCATACGATGATTTTGCAGAGGCATCATATGATCTTTATGAAATTGCTCCTAGATTAGATCCTCAAGGTCTGAGGGAAGCATACTTTGACAATAATTTATTCGCAGTAGGTTGCTTCATTGAAAACATTAGCACAGGGCTCATTGGTAAAGTCGTTAGTCGTGGTAGCAATTATGTCATCTATATTGATGAGCATGATAATGTATATCGGTCTTGGTTAAAAGACTTAGTTGAAAAAAACGACATTAAGTATTTTAATTTTACTCCTGCTGGAGAGATGGGTACGGATAAGTTAACAAATTATATGCGTAAACTTACTCCAGGTGAATTCATTCGCAAGATAAATAAAAAGGACAAGGACGCTTAGTAACATGAATCTCAACGAACTTCCTGATATGTCTGCTGCCTATAAACAGGTGCAGGAAAAATTAAAGGATTATGATGGCGATGGCAAAGTAGAAAGCGGCTCTAAAGAGCATGCTGGTGTAGTGCATAATGCCATTCAGAAAAAGAAAGGACTAAAACCTGACGGTAAAGATACCCGTAAGGAAGAAGTTGAGGTAGAAGAGTATATTGATTTTCTTGTCACTGAAGGGTATGACTGCTCTGACCTCACCTGGGATGATATGTGTGAGGAGTATGAATCTTTAGACGAAGGATTGCGTTCTGCAGTAAAGAGACTTCTTGGTGGTAAGAAGAAAGAAGAACCAGCAAAACCCATGAGTAGGGGTGATCAACTTCGTAAGAAGTATAATGTTGGTCCAGAAAAGTCTGACACTTCTGCTAAGGCTCAAATTCTTAAGAAGACTCGTGCAAAAGCAGATAGTGATCAAAAAGAATTTGGTGGATCACGTTATTCTAAAGGTGTTGCAGATAGATCAAAAGCAGCACATGAGCGTCAGTTGAAAGGTGGTTACAGTAAGTATGGTGCTGATGACAAAAGAGGCAGTGGTAACAAAGCAGCAAAACGTGCCGCAGCATTAAAGAAAGAAGAAGTTGAGATTGATGAAGCCGAGCAGAGAGTGAAGGCAAAGGCTGATAAAAAGATGAAGGTTTATGGTGGTCCTGCATACATCAAGAAACCTAAGAATGAAGAAGTTGAGATTGATGAAGGTAAATTCACTGGATCTAAGTCTTCTGTAGACCGCAATTCTGCTGCTGATAGTGGTGGTAGAAATGCTGCAGAGCGTCGTAAGGATCGCCGCACTCTTGCCACATACTATGGTGCTGGTGGTAAGCAAATGGCTATTGACCGCGCTAAGAAAGAGCGTGATGAGAAACGTGCCGCTCGTAAAGAATCATTTGCATTCTCAGAAGCAGACCTTGAATTGTTCGAGCAGTATGGTGAAGAGATCGATGCCCTGACCGATGAGCAACTCATTGATGTCATGGAAGATTTCATTCTTGAGATTGCACAAGATGATCAAGACCTGATTGAGATCTGTGAGCACCTTGACGCTGTTGAGATGTTAACAGAGGAAGAGCGTGACGCTGGTGCAATGGCACGAGCAAAACTCAACAAGCCTGCTGGTCCTTCTCGCATGGATCGCATCAAGTCTGCTGCTAAGAAAGCAGGAGACAAAGTTGGTGCTGCTGCTAAGAAAGTAGGTGCTGCTGCTAAGCAAGGTATCAAGGCAGCAGGTAAGTCTGCTGCTGCCAATGCTGGTAAGGCAGTTGGTACGTTCCAAGCAAATAGAATCAAATCAAAGAGAGCAGAACTTTCTAAACCTGCTGAGAAAAAACCAGCACCTAAGTCTTCATCTAGCGATGATGATGGCACTGGTGGTAAGTTGGATGGCGTTCTGAGCAGCATCAGAAAGTCTAAAGGTACAAGTTCAAGTTCTAGTAGCAGTTCCGACAGCGGTTCGTCTTCTAGTGGTGGCGGGGAAAGCAGCAGTTCTTCTAGCAGCAGTGGTGGTGCTAAGAAGCCTGGTCTTCTGAGAAGACTTGGTGGTGCAATTAAGCGTGGTCTGAAGAAAGCAGTTGGTAAGACATCACGTCTTGTATCCAAGGGCAGTGACAAACTTGCCAAACGTCTTGGTGAAGACTATGATCAGATTGCACACTTGTATGAGTCTGGACTCTTCTCTATCCAAGAGATTGAGAATGTAATCGAAGAAGGTTACAAGGAGATCGACAAGAAAAAAGAAACTGCAATGTATCGCAGAGCAGGTAACCTGAGTCGTGAAGCTCTTAGTAAGGGATTGAATTCCAAGAAAGGTAGTAAGGCACAGGACAAGTCTGGTAAAATTGTGAGTGCTATCACTTCTCAAAAAGAGAAGGAGCGTTTCAATAAGATGGCAGACGTTAAAGCTCGTTCTAATTACGGTGGTTGATTATGTTATCATTCAATGATCTGCAAGAGAAAAAAACTAAAATCAAGATAAATCCTAAGAAAGAGGAGGTCATGGAGGGTGGCTCCGACTCCTCTAGCAATTGTGGTGAAGACTGCGATTGTAAAAAGTGCGAAAAGAAACGTCGCAAGGAAGAACTTGGTGATGAAACAGATGTATCTACGGAGGAAACCGCCTATGTCAGTCAAGAAGAAGTTTCAGAAGAAAGCGATCAAAGCGTCGAAGAAAAGGAAACTTCCAATATGCTGACATTTAATCAATACTTTTCTGAAGAGGGTGCAGACCGTCTCAAAGACAGACGCATGGAGCGTGGTGGTGTTGGTGGTAACCAACGTTACGACAAACCAGTTAGCAACACACCCAATACATTTGGTAAGAAAAAACCTAAGGGTAAGACTCCACTGCAGAAGGCAGCAGATGCTAAGTATGGTGCAGGCACCTCTGCAATGGACAGAGTGAAAGCAGACATTGCTGCTAAGTATGGCAAAGGTGCCATCATGGATACCAAAAAGAAAGGTTAGATTCATGACCAATGAGGAACTTGCTCATCTAGAAAAAGAAAAGGAGCATAAAGAACGTGACGCTCGCATGAAATATGGCAAGCGTTACAAAGAAATCTTAGACAAGGGCAAAAAAGCAAAGGAAAAACTGTTTACAGATACTAGAACTAAAGGTGTTCGTTTTTATGACAAGAAAGGTTCTGGTTATATGAAAGGTGGTAAGAAAAAATATGATTGAGCCTATATAGGATAGACCCTATTTTGGAATCAAATCATGTTAGCATTCTTACTACCCTTTGCTAAAAAAATTGTTGCTGATGCAGTCTCCAAGATCCCTGATGATGCAGATCTTGGAGAGAAACTTGTAGATATCTGTATCCTTGTTTTAGAGAAGGCAGTGAAGCTTACTAAAACGACCGCAGACGACGCTCTATTAGAGGCTGTCAAGTCGGCACTAGCGTCTAGAGAAGACGCTGCCTGAGGTCTTTTGTGGGGGTCTCAGAGACCCTATTTTTTATAAATACTTAAGTAGAAAATCGACGAACTAGGAGCATTACCATGGCGCTTTATGGTGTAACCGACGCTGATGAATCAAAACCCAAGTGGGCTGTACGTGGAAGCGGTGTTGACCCTTCTAACATCTTTGCAACTAACCAAGGATGGGTACTGCGCCATTATAAGAACGCTGCCAAAACAGCATTTTGGGATGAAATTCTTGTAGCAGTTGACGGTCTTGTAGGTGAAGGTGGTCGTGGTACTGACACCCTTGCAGCCGCAGATATCACCGCTGTCTTCTTTGAAGAGACGGGTTATGAAGGTGGAGCAACAGGAAGTGTTGTTGTCATCTACAATGAGAAGGTTGATGTTGTAACTACAGGTGGTAGTCCCACACTGCAGGTTCGCAATACAACTGACAGTGCAAACATTGCAGCAACTTATGCTCGTGGCACAGGTACAAACCGTCTTGAGTTTGACTTCACTGCTGCTGCAACTGGTAAGGCACACGCTATTCAGGCACAGACAATTGCTCTAAATAGTGGAACTCTGAAGGATGCAGGTGCTGCTACCAACTCTGATCTTGTATTCGCTGCAGGAGACGTTGTTGGTGCTGGTGGTTCTGGTTCAACAGCAACATTCACTGCTAGTTAACTAAATGAAATTTGACGAATTGAATGAAGGAAACTACATTCTCTTCGCCATGAAACATTATGAAAATCCTCATTGCGTAACACGCGATGACTTTGATGAAGACATGAAACGTTTCAAGTATTTGAAACGTCTTCTCAAACGTTATGTAAGATCGGGTCCCTTGAGGACTCATCTTATTATTAACCATCTCATCATTTTATATAATGTTTTTGGTGAAGCAGCAACTCCACTTCTATTTTTTAAATTAGAAAGGGAATACTGGTGTATCCTAAAAACCATACTGATATATTTGAATAAATATCCAATAGGAATGCTTCCTGAATTGGAAGACGATCCCGACATTGCCGAGGAGCTTGCAAAGATATGACAGTTATGACTGCTGGTACTGGGGGGTTTAGCGGTAGCGCTGACGCTAAAGGACCTAATGCTGGGTATGATCCAGTGATGAAATTTCGTGGTAAAATTAAAAACAAGGATGCTAAGAAATTGGTAGCTCCTGGAAACAAACTTGGGGAATCCAAAGAGAATCCTACGATGCCATCTCGTTTATTTCAATACAAGGTGACTATCCCTCAAGTGGGTGAGACTGTTATCTTTGCAAACTCTCCTGCAGAACTGTCACAGAAGATGCGTCTTCTTATCAATCCTCGTTACAGAGGTGATGTTAAGATTGAAAGAATTATGCCTGGTCGTGCAGGGCAATTCTTTATGGATAAGCGTGCGAATCACCTGAAGAATATTAATGTACAAGAAGCAGGTGATGCTCAAATGAAACAGCAGCAAGCTGCCATGAAGATCAACATGGAAAAGAAAAAGATCATGCTTAAGAAGCAAGAATTGCAAAAGCAACTGCAAGCAAAGACTTCACAACTTAAGAAGCAGGCAAGAGCAGGTGCAGAAATGGATGCTACTAGATAATGTCAGACATTAATTCGGCAATTCTAGAAAGATTAGAAAAAGTAGTTGATTCATTACAGGAAAATTCTGTAAAGATGGGTCAGTTGCTTGCTGTTCATAATGAAAAGTTATCCACACAAAGTGAGGTTGATGGAATTCTATTTGAAAAGATAGATAGAATTCATTCGGATCTCAACAAAGAGACGGACACAATCAAGAAAGGTTGTGAGAGAGACATCCGTCTTGTAGATGATAGACTCAGGATGATGGAGAAAAAGATGTGGTCCATCTTTGGTGGTCTCGCTGTGATCTCTTTCCTGGTCAGTGTGCCAGGACAATCTCTACTGAGATCATTGACACCTGATGACCCATCTGCTAGTATAGACATTGAGGTCACTAGGTCTATCGGTTGATTGACGAACATTATGCAAGATTAATCTCTGCTAGGTTTGAAAACTTTAAGAGAGTACGCAACGGAATCTATAACTTTCGTTGCCCCTACTGTGGTGATTCACAGAAACATCGGAACAAGTCCCGAGGGTATTTTTTTACCAAGAAAAGCGGACTAGTTTACAAGTGCCATAACTGTGGTGTTGGTAGATCCTTTGGGAGTTTCCTAAGGGACAACACACCTGATTTGTATGACGAATATGTCATGGAAAGATACAAGTCTGGTCTCACAGGGAGAGGTCGTAATGTAGCTGATCCAGCACTAAGTTTTGAAAAGCCCAAATTTAAAAAGAAGGGACATCTTCAAAGTATTTCAGAGCTAAATATTCCACACCCCGCATTAGGATACATCCTCGGTCGTCAGATCCCTAAAGAAAATCATAAGGATCTCTACCATGTCGATAAATTCTGCACATGGGTCAATACTCAGAAACCTACGTTTAAGAATGTCAAAAAGGATCACCCAAGAATTATTATTCCTTTCATTGACAGCAACGGCGAATGGTTTGGATTCCAAGGGAGGTCCCTAGATCCGCATGATAAGATGCGTTACATCACTATCATGCTAGATGAGAATCGATCTAAAGTCTTTGGACTTGATAGGGTCGATTTTAATAAAACTGTTTACATTACAGAAGGTCCTTTTGACAGTCTGTATATCGATAATGCTATTGCTATGGCAGGTGCCGACATTGATTGGAACTTGCTAGAGGGTAAAGAAGCAGTTTTTGTATATGATAATGAATGCAGGAATGCAGAGATTGTTAATAGAATGACGAAAGCAATCAATAAAGGTTACGAGATTGTAATCTGGCCAAATAATATACCCGAGAAAGATATTAATGACATGTTCCTTACTGGACATGATGTTCAGTCTCTGGTAGAATTCAACACATACAGTGGTTTAGAAGCCCTAGTTAAACTCAGCGAATGGAAAAAAGTATGAAAGAAATTCATGTTGTAAAACGTGATGGGGAACGAGAGTCCCTAAATCTAGAAAAGGTACATGCAATGGTTGAGCATGCCTGCAATGGTCTTGCTGGTGTGTCTGAAAGTCAGGTTGAAATGAATTCAAACCTGCAATTCTTTGATGGTATTAAGACTTCTGATGTTCAGGAGATTTTAATTCGTTCTGCTAATGATCTAATTTCTTTAGATGCACCTAACTATCAGTTTGTTGCTGCAAGACTACTGCTGTTTGGTCTTAGGAAAGCAGTATATAATGGGCATCCAAACGGTCATCCACCCCTCATAGAGCACGTCACTAATTGTGTTGAGCGTGGAGTATATGACTCAGGTATTATGAAAAAATATACTGAGGAAGAATGGGTACAACTAAATGGTTATATCGATCATGACCGAGATTACTTATTCACATATGCTGGCATTCGTCAGGTAGCGGATAAATACCTAGTACAAGATCGTTCATCTGGAGAGATCTTTGAGACGCCTCAATTCATGTATATGATGGTGGCAGCAACTCTCTTCCAAGATGATGATAAGTTCTATAGATTAGAGTATGTCAGAAGATACTACGACGCAATCAGCAAGCACCGACTCAACATCCCAACGCCAATCATGGCAGGGGTCAGGACACCACTGCGTCAATTTGCATCTTGTGTTCTCGTTGATGTTGATGACACCCTCGATAGTATCTTTAGCAGTGATATGGCTATTGGTCAATACGTCGCACAACGTGCTGGAATCGGTATCAACGCAGGCAGAATCCGTGGGATCAACGCTAAGATCAGAGGCGGAGAGGTACAGCACACAGGTGTTGTCCCCTTCCTTAAAAAGTTTGAATCAACTGTACGATGCTGCACACAAAACGGTATCCGAGGTGGTTCTGCTACAGTTCACTTTCCTATCTGGCACCAAGAAATAGAAGACATCCTAGTTCTTAAGAACAATAAGGGTACAGAAGACAATCGAGTGAGGAAACTTGACTATTCAATCCAACTATCGAAGATTTTCTACGAACGTTTCATCCAGAATGGAGAGATTAGCCTGTTCTCACCGCATGACGTACCAGGTTTGTATGATGCTTTTGGTACTGATGACTTTGACACTCTATATCGGATGCATGAACTCAATGACGCTGTTCCGAGGAAGACTGTCGGAGCACAGGAACTAATTCTAAACATCCTTAAGGAGAGAGCAGAGACAGGTCGTATCTATCTGATGAATATTGACCACTGTAATTCTCACTCATCCTTTAAGGACAAAGTTAACATGAGTAATCTCTGTCAGGAGATCACTCTACCTACTGATCCCATCCAACATATTGATGGTAATGGTGAGATTGCTTTGTGCATTCTTTCTGCTATCAACATAGGTAAGATTAAAGGCATTGAAGAACTTGATGAACTTTGTGAGCTTGCTGTTCGTGGTCTGGATGCTCTGATTGATTATCAGTCCTATCCTGTCAAAGCAGCAGAGGTTAGTACGAAGAATCGTCGCTCTCTGGGTATTGGTTATATCGGTCTTGCACACTACCTTGCTAAGAATGGTGCTAAGTACGATTCACAGAAGGCACATGACCTAGTTCATAAACTCACTGAGAGGTTCCAATACGCTCTTCTAACAGCATCTAATCGTCTTGCAATGGAGAAGGGTCCTTGCGGATATTTTGGTAAAACTAAGTACTCTGATGGAATTCTTCCTATTGATACATATAAGAATGAAGTTGATGACATAGTACCGAATGACCTTGCTTGCGATTGGGATTACCTTAGGGGTAGAATCCTTGAATACGGACTCCGACACAGCACTTTGTCCGCACAAATGCCTTCGGAGAGCAGTTCCGTTGTGTCAAACGCAACCAATGGAATCGAACCACCTAGAGACTACCTGTCCATTAAAAAATCAAAGAAGGGGCCTCTTAAGCAGATTGTTCCTCAATACACCACCCTGAAGAACAATTACACTTTGCTCTGGGATATGCATAATAACGATGGATATATCAAAGTCGCTGCAGTAATGCAGAAGTTCTTTGATCAGGCAATCAGTGGTAACTGGAGTTACAATCCAGAGAACTATACTGATAACGAAGTGCCTGTCTCAGTAATGGCGCAAGATCTTCTTAACACATACAAGTATGGTTGGAAGACTTCTTACTATCAGAATACCTATGATGCTAAGAAGGATGGAGATGATGTTGAAGTGAAAGGTAATGCTGATGCACTAATAGACGAATTACTTAACACCGAGGAAGATGACTGTGACAGTTGCAAGGTTTAACGAGATTACAAAAATGACAGTATTTAACAAGAACAAAGTGAACACCAAGAAACAACCTATGTTTTTTGGTCAACCTCTAGGGGTGCAAAGGTATGATGAATACAAGTATCCTGTCTTTGATAAACTTACACAGCAACAGTTGGGATACTTCTGGAGACCTGAGGAAGTATCATTGCAAAAAGATCGTAGTGATTACCAGACTTTATCGGAAGAGCAGAAGCACATCTTCACTAGTAACCTTAAGTACCAAATCATGCTGGATAGCGTACAAGGGCGCGGTCCTGGGATGGCTTTTAGCCCTTACTGTTCACTACCTGAGTTAGAAGCATGTATGAATGTATGGCAATTTATGGAGATGATTCACAGTCGCTCCTATACCTACATCATTAAGAATGTATATTCTAATCCTGGAGATGTGTTTGACACAATCCTGGATGATGAGAATGTAATGTCTCGTGCAGCATCTGTTACGCAATCTTATGATGATTTTATTGATCATGCACATGAGTATGATAATGGTACGATGTGGGAGTTAGCAAAAGATGGTCACCCTACAGGTCAATATGATCGGCGGGAGTTAAAGAGAAAACTCTATAGAGCAGTAGCAAATGTCAATATCCTCGAAGGCATTCGTTTCTATGTGTCGTTTGCATGCTCGTTTGCTTTTGGCGAGAACAAACTTATGGAGGGCTCAGCTAAGATACTCTCTCTTATTGCTAGAGATGAAAGCCAACACCTGGTTATCACGCAAAATATCCTAAAGAAATGGAGTGAGGGTGATGATCCAGAAATGGCAGTCATTGCTAAAGAAGAACAACCTTTCGTAATGGAAATGTTTAGGAAGACTGTTGATGAAGAGAAACTCTGGGCAAACTATCTGTTCAAGAGAGGTAGTATGATTGGTTTGAATGATCGTTTACTTCATAACTATGTGGAGTGGATTGCTAACCGTCGTATGAGAGCGATTGGTTTTGATCCTATCTTTGATATTCCTGCTAAGAATAATCCTTTGCCCTGGACTGAGCACTGGTTGAACTCTAAGGGTCAGCAAAACGCACCACAAGAAACGGAGATTGAAAGTTATGTCGTCGGCGGAATCAAACAAGATGTCGAAGCAAACACCTTCGCTGGATTCAGTTTATGATGACCTGCTAGATGCAGGTAATGAGCAGAGTCCAGATGTAACAGATATGATCTGGGCTGCTGCTAAAAAAGAAGCATTGAGAAAATCTGGTAATGTATCACCACGAACTACCAAATAAAATAATCCGTGCTATAAATAGTATTGTGATGGATTCATCACATCATCGTTCATCCCTTCGGGGACGCAAGTAAGTCGCGGAACGGAGCCGTTCATCCCATGCTAGAACTATTATTCTATACAACACTCACCTGTACTCAAACTGATGCTATCATGCTGAAGATTGAGAGGAATAGTAATATTGATAATACTATTAAAGTTGAGTTGATTGAGACCCTTAAGGACTCATCACCCGAATGTGAGTGGTACTGGGACGCACACGACTGAAGGAACGGGGGAATAAACCACCCTAACTTCAGGAGAAAACACATGAACACACTTACTTTGATCAAAGGTCAAATTGAGAAAGCAGCACGTCTTCACAATGCTCAGATTACTCACACATCATACCGTGGTGTTGAGTATTCTACCCGTTGTGTAGAGAACAAGGAGTCACATGGCACCTTCTGCTATCGTGGTCGTACTTACACCAAATAGCATCTTAAATATCTTAAGATGATAACAAAGCACCCTTATGGGTGCTTTTCTAGTATAATAAATACTGAAAACCTACACAGGAGAGTCATGAAAATCTTTCTGGACTGTTCTGATCCTGAACTTATTGCCCAAGCATTCGAGACTGGTCTAATCGACGGAGTGACCACTAACCCCAGTCTCATGCTTAAAGCAGGCGAAGACCCTAAGAGTGTTATCAAGGAGATCTCAGCGATCTTTCCTTGGAACTCTTCGGTATCTGCTGAGGTGGTCGGAGAGACCGCTGAGGAAATGTTAGACATGGCAGAAGAATTTATCGAGATCGGACCAAACATCACAATCAAAGTTCCATGTACAGTAGAGGGGCTTAAAGCATGTTCCGAGTTGGCAAACAATGAAATTAGTGTTAACGTAACTTTAATATTCAGTTCAGCACAAGCAATACTTGCATCCAAGGCAGGTGCAACATATGTGTCACCCTTTATGGGAAGAGTATTTGATCAATCGTTTGATGGTAATCAATTAATTGAGGAGATCGCAGATGTATATGCTACACACCAAGCAAAAACCCAAGTCCTTGCTGCATCGATTAGAGACGTTCATCAAGTATCCGCTGCTTTTAGAGTGGGAGCTGATATTTGTACTATCCCTATTACCATTTTTAATAAAATGTACAACCATGTTCTTACTGATAAGGGATTAGAACAATTTAATCAAGACTGGACATCACTACAAGAGAAACTCTAATGCCGAGATCGCAAATGCTTAAGATTGATATGGAAGCTCGTCTTCATAAACTGAAGACAGAGTTATATGAAATGGAAAACCAAACAGGCAAAACTGGTCAGTGGTGTGACGGTGCTCATTATGCCTATAACGAAGTTCTAAAAGTCCTACAAGAATATCGAGTATGAATAAAAAGAATCTGAAAGTTTTGATTCACGATCTTGAGTTTGCAATTGCAGAACTTAAGGCAGAAGTTTACTCTGACAGAGAATCCTACCTAGATAGTGAGATTGTGCAGCGAGTACAAACTTACGATGACGACGGATGGACCGACTAATGAAAATGAAACTGAATATGAAAACCCCTGGATTTATGATGGACAACCTTTTTTATCTAAAGACATTGACGATCATTACGGTTTCGTCTATTGCATTACAAATGTTTGTACTGGTAAGAGGTACATCGGTAGAAAATACTTTAACCAATTACGAAAGCCTAGAAATGGAGGCAGGCGAGTTAAGTCTGAGAGCGACTGGAAAAGATACTACGGAAGCTCTGCTGAATTATCTGAAGAGCGGAAGCGGCTCGGGAATCTTGCCTATAAGCGAGACATTTTAAGCCTACATAAATCTAAAGGTCTTACTAACTTTGAAGAGACCAAACAACTTTTTATCAATAACGTACTAACGGAGAGCATGGCCGATGGCACACCTGCATACTACAACAGCAACATCCTTGGTCGGTACATGCGAAAAGATTATTACAAGCCTTGACCGCTGCTGATTCCTCTGTTATAATTCAGGGGTAGTCAAGGGAATCCTCCAATGAACACAGAGTTCTACGACAATCAAGACACTGCAGACGCACTGTTCGACATTATGGTTGATCAACTGCATCACTTCGCTGAGCTTGAAGTAGAGGAGACCATCACTACCACTGGGTCAGTAGCTCAGTTGGATAGAGCAACTGCCTTCTAAGCAGTCGGTCGCAGGTTCAAATCCTGCCTGACCCGTTGTTCCTTCTCGGAACATATGGTCCACTATAAGGTAAAATCTTATGACTACAGCACAAAAGTTCTCGTCTGTTGTTGGTATTCTTTATGATGCCATTGATCGACAAGTGACCCTCGACATCGAGTATCCTATTCTTTATAATAAAGTTTTGAAATTTTACGAGGAGAAAGGTGTTGACTTTTATGGTGATGTAGATGATGATTATGACATTCTCATCAACAAACTTGAACGGGACCTATTTTATTATGAAACCTGAAGTTCTTCTAGAACGCTTCCCCTATCGTTATGTTCAGTCTGGGACGATCCAAATCAATGGTCGTCCCGACTATCGAATTCAAAAGTTCGATGAATGGACAAAGCGATACAAAGACATGTATCTCCTAGACAATTCACTTCAATTGGATTATGCTATGGAGGACTTTGAATACACCAAATGGTTAGACCCTGCTGGTGTTCCTTGTTACACTCGCGATACTGTTACTTCCTTCTCATGAACCCTTATCAGAAAGCAATTAAAGCACTCGAAAATTGCGTCAAAGACGCTATGGAAAACGATGTTAATGCCAGCACTCAAAGCGAAATCTGGCGACACTACCAGGGTATGAAAGCGATTGCAAAGCAACTCGGTCGTACATCCAACTACAGTATCTCTACTAGTGATACTGATACAATTTCATTTGATTATGATGGGATTGTGGCAGGGCAACCTGTTAACTTTCCTTCGTCAGTCGGTCAGGATGTGATCACCTTCTCTTAGTCTTTACCAATAGACTTTAAACTAGATGGCGTTTGCACAGGATGACAGACGCACATATCAATACTAAGGACTCATTAGGAGTCCTTTTTTATTGGATTTCAAATCTTAATATTTCAAAGTGCTTGACAAAACTTAATCTTTACTATATAATATGTAAAGAAACATTACGGAGTGTAACATGACTGTAACAACTGAAGACGGCGGACGTACAAACATGTATGCCACTGAACCTACAATGTATATTTCACAAACTGATGCAGAACGTTACGGTTATGAATCGTATGCTGAGAGAGCAGAGAAGTTGAACGGACGCACAGCAATGATGGGTTTCGTAGCAGCCTTGCTTTCTTACGCATTTACTGGTAAACTGTTCTTTGGAGTTCTCTAAACCTTTAGACAGTTACTATGGCACAAATTCCCGAAGTTATTTTTCAATCCTTTGACAAGGGGTGGAAGCAATTCACATCTCTTGACCTCATCGAAGATAAAAGAATCGTTATCTTTGCACTACCTGGAGCATTTACTCCTATCTGTAGCAACCTTATGCTTCCTGCCTATGAAGAAGCATATGATGACATCCGTAATCAAATGATCGATGAAGTCTATTGTCTCTCTGTCAATGACACCTTTGTCATGAATGCTTGGTTTGAGCAAATGGGTATTGAAAAAGTCAAACCCCTTCCTGATGGGAATGGTGAGTTTACTAATGCAATGGGAATGTCAATTCCTAAAACAAATAGGGGATTTGGATTCCGTTCTTGGCGGTATGCTATGGTAGTCGATAATGGAGAAATTGAAATGACCATGGTGGAAGAAGGAAGGATGGGTAACTGTCCCTCTGATCCATATATGGTTAGCGATCCTTCGACGGTCCTTAAGTATTTGAAAACCAAGTAATGAGTAATCCTAATCAACTCTGGGAAGACATGAGAAAACTGGATGACATGTACGAAGAACTTCTCTGGCATCCAGATGACGAGTTACAATTCTCTCATGATGGAGAGAAAATTATTATCACTAACAAAACTTTGGAGCAAAAGCAATGAACGAAAACGCAGAACGTATTAATGGTTGGGCAGCAATGCTCGGAATCATCGCTGCTATGGGCAGTTATGCAACCACGGGTCAGATTATCCCTGGCATTTGGTGATGGATACACCTAACTTCTTAGCCTTAACAGTTGGATTTATGATAGCAAACTTTATGCTGATCATAATAAAACAATCTGATGATGGTGATGATGGTGGTGGAGATGGCGGAATGATGACACCTATTGTGGTTCCTACCAATTGATAAATAGATTCATATCGTCGCCGCAAGGGACCTCTGCCACATAACAGAAGGTCCCTTTTTTTTATACATAATTATGTTGACAAGCGAATCAAATCATGTCCAGAGATCCTAATAATACCTCCCGCTGGGTGGCAACTCGTCGTACTGATGAGAAAGAAATCGAATACTTGGTATCGCATAGCACCTGGTCCCCTGACAAAAGGTTTGCTAAGGTGTTCGATGCCCAATCAGAGGCAAGGAAATACATGAAAGAGTCTGGTCAGAAGGGCACGATCCGAAAATTTGTGCTATAATATGAGGGTAGTCACTCAACCGCTATGATCTTAGAAACACTCCTAGCTCTCAGTGCTGTCGATTACGATCACTTGGCTCGCACTGTGCAGGTAGAGGCGGCACCGAACACTATGGATGAATACTGCGTGGCAGTATCTGTCCTGAATCGTGTCATGTCTCCTTACTATCCTAACAATGTTGCTGATGTTGTTTACGCTCCTGGACAGTACGAAGGTTTCCTCTATAGGAGACCTGCTGCTCAGCAAGCAGTAGTCAAGCGTCTTATGGATAATGATAAGATGCTAGAAGCATACAGTATCATTGGAGCACGTACCAGCTTTAAAGGGCAATCCCAACTGCCTTGGCGCGTAGTATCGGAAGATCCGATGTGCGATCCTAAAGGGAACTTCTTTCACTTTCACTGGCAGGCATAAGTTGAGTATATATGCTCAAAGTTTATTCTTGACAGGTCTGGGAAACCGTAGTATTATAAATAAGTCAGCAAGTTAAGAGACCAACACATTTCTTAACGCTTCTTAACACGCCTCACCAAGACTAAACAGCGTGTCTAAACAAGAGTCTTTCATACCAACTCTGGAGGGTAGAGTTGGAATATCTTACCTAGTGTTCCCCGCACTTATACATAACCCTTTTTCAATTCAATGGCTTCAACACTTTCAAGGCAACAATCAACCTCATCGTGGGAAAATTTCTGCGAGTGGGTCACCTCCACCAACAATCGTTTGTATGTTGGTTGGTTCGGTGTGCTTATGATCCCGACACTCTTGGCAGCAACTATCTGCTTCGTAGTCGCTTTCGTAGCAGCACCTCCTGTCGATATCGACGGCATCCGTGAGCCTGTTGCAGGTTCTCTCATGTATGGTAACAACATCATCTCTGGTGCAGTTGTTCCCTCCTCTACCGCAATCGGTCTTCACTTCTATCCCATCTGGGAAGCCGCATCGCTTGACGAGTGGCTGTATAACGGTGGTCCTTTCCAACTCGTAGTATTCCACTT